GTCGGAAAGGAGTAAGTTAATGAAGATTGAAAGCTTACCAACTGAAATTGTTGAAGTTGTAAATAACAACAATGGTTTTAAGATGTACCTTAACAATCTTGAACGCGGTAGACCTGCAACACCTAGGTCCTGGCTCTACGAAGGCAAGCCTGATACGGAAGTATTACAGCTTTGGCTGAAACACCTTGAAAAGGTAAAGAGTACGGAATATGGTGATTTGGTGTACCAATTTGACACTTCTCAACTCAAGAAGTGGGGTCCTCAAGGTAAAGTTGCACCCATTAAGGAATTAATGGATCTTGTTACTGCTGGATTTTCTCGAGGTGATTCTCCTCGCCCGGAGATTTTCGGTAGCAAGCAATGGCAAGAAGCAAAAGAACTTGCTATTAAGTACCTAATTAAAGATTTAGGCTTATGGCATCGATTACAACCTAGAGCACCAGAGCATGTAGTAGATAACATGCGGGATCGAGATACTCTCGAGTCTAATTCAGGATATCCTGCTTTCACACGTAGAAAGAATCCTGAAGTTCTACAACAGGCATACGCTGATATTAAATCTAAGCGTTATTTGGAATTCCCAGCTATAGCTCTTTTCAGGAATTATAACAACAAGACAAGACTAGTCTGGATGTATCCAATGAGTACTAATATTGTAGAGGGACAATACACTCAGCCATTAAAAGAGGCGATTTCTAATTCGTCTCAAGCGCATAAATTCTTTGCGCCTTGGGCTGGCTATGAATGGGTTTTATCGAGAATTACTCACTCATACCAAGTTGACAGGTGGTATCTGTCTGCCAGTGACTTCTCTCACACAGATGAGCACTTTTTAAAGTGGCAAATTCTGGAAGTATATGATGTAATTAAGCATGCATTCCAAGAAAAGTATTGGGATGGACTTAAAGAATCTATGCTTCAAGTTGTCTCAATTCCGTTAATCATCGGTCCTGATAAATGGATTACGGGTCAACATGGTGTAGCGTCCGGTTCAAACTGGACTAATGATGTTGAGACTTATATGGACTATATTTGTGAGCAATACTTTAGCCTTATTGGCTACGTTGATCATCCTCACACTGCTATTGGCGACGATGTTTCACACCAAGTTGTGCAATATGATGAAAATCTCGCTGAGAAGCTTGCTGAGAAGTATCAATTGATGGGCTTCGACGTCAACGCTGAGAAAGTGACTAATGAGCGTGACTGGATTAAGTATTTGCAACGATGGACGCATCGTGATTATTTCTCTAATAGGAAAATAACTGTCAAAGATAAGAGTTATCCTCTGCTACGCGGCATTTATTCAACGGTTAGGGCACTTAACTCATCCCTAAATCCTGAGAAGTTTCATTCTCCGAAACTTTGGTCAAAAGATATGTTTGCTACAAGGCAATTTATGATCTTAGAGAATTGTATCGATCATCCTCTCTTCGAGGAGTTTGTCAAATTTGTATGCGATGGACACGAATATCTTCGTGAGTTCGCTCAGCTACCAAAGAACAAATTAGACAAAATATTCAGGGAGTCACAACTCATCCCTGGGCTTAACCCGACTTATAATCAGGAGAAACGAGATAAGCCTCTTTCTAGTTTTGAGTCTATACGCATAGCTCAAAACTTGTGAGTAGAGGGGAAAG